AAGACGCACGGCGGCACTTTAGTAAGGACCGAACAAGTAAAGCTTTTGCCTTGATTTCTTTGATAGGATTCTTAATATATTGCTTCTTTGTCACTTTAATGGGAGCAGACGTTGACGCTGCTACTACAAATCTCGTTATCGGTTATCTGGGGGGCCTCGTTAGCTCCGCCGCTTCCAGTTTTTACGGGTCCAGCAGCAATGTCAGAAAATAAAATGGATAAATTAATAGAGACACTCAAGCGCCACGAGGGCGTCAAATCTCATGCCTACAAAGACCAGTTTGGGACGTGGCACATTGGTGCTGGGCGTAACATCCACGCCGAGGGCTCGAACAAGGGAATAGGTCTGAGCGATGATGAGATCGACTATATGCTTTCCAACGACATCGTGCGCACGATCAAAGAGCTGACGGAAGAATACCCGTGGTTCAGGACCCTTGACGAGGGCGCACGTCGTGACGGAATCATCAATATGCATTTCAATTTGGGACGATACCGCTTTGCCAAGTTCGTCAAAGCCATCGGCCACATGGAAGCAGAGAACTATGACGAAGCCGCTGCCGAGTTCCTTGACTCGCGCTGGGCCAAACAAGTGAAAGGCCGTAGCCTGGAAGTGACTGACATGATAAAGACCAACACCTATGTCTGATGATCCTTATGTCTTTCAGGCCACTGTCCTCAAAATAATCGATGGAGATACGGTCGATGTGGATGTGGATCTTGGTTGGAATATTTCTGTTACTAATCAGCGTATTAGGCTCCACGGAGTCGATTGCCCAGAGTCTCGCACTCGAGATCTGGAAGAGAAAAAATACGGCCTTGCCGCCAAGGCGTTTGTCCAAGAGTTCCTTAAAGTAGGCTCTGTCGTTACGCTGAGAACTTTAGAGAAGGGCAAGTACGGCAGGTATCTGGGCGATTTTAAAGTGTATGACAAATGGCTCTGCTCAGAGCTGATTGCCCACCACCACGCCGTCGAATACTTTGGTCAAAGCAAGTCGGCCATCAAGGCCGCTCATCTGGCTAACCGAAAACTGGTTGTTTTGGGCTGAATAGTCCGATAAAATCCCATACATAAAGGAGGATTTATGGATCAGTCTAAGTGGAAATCAGTCGTCGTCCCTCGGGAAACCTACCACGACATGAAACTCATCGCCCAGATCGAAGGGCGCACCATCTCACGCCAGCTACGCATGATCGTCGATCAGTGGAAAGACGACCACTTGACCGACAACGATCTGCAAAAGCTGGAAACGGAAAAGATTAAACTCGAAATCGAGTCAGGCGCTCACGCTACTAGCTTTTCGATCTGAGGCCCGTCGGCCACGGTACAACCAATCCCGCACCGTATCGATAGGTATGTTGAGGGTCTGTGAGATCCACGCTACCGACCGCTCCTCGTTGTTACGAAGATGGATAACGTGATCTACGACTTCCTGTGAATATTTTTTTGCAACCATACACATATTTTACTTGGAAAAAAATGTGATATCAAGCTTGACTACCAGGCTCGGGCGGTTATACTTGACCCTGTTGTAAAGAACCAAGTTAGCTCCTTGGTGTTAAGTTGAAAGAAGCTCACTGGGTTCATCCCTTTTCTTCAGTGGGCTTTTTTTTATGGCAGCTAAAAAAGATAAGAAGTGGATTCAAAAGGCAATCAAGAAACCTGGTGCGCTGCGCAAAGCCGCTGGCGTCAAAGCAGGTGAAAAGATCCCCGCCAAAAAATTAACTAAACTTGCCAAGAAGAAAGGCGTGACCGGCCAACGAGCCCGTCTCGCCAAGACGCTAGGTAAAGTGCGGAAAAAGAAGTAACCACCCCGAGCAAGGGCATTTAGTCATTCCCTTTCTCCATGGTTCGCCCTGCTCCATGGCTCACCAATCAGGGCATATACACACGTTTATCTGACACACTTTGTTACAACTTACCCCTTGATATACACATAGGAATCTGATACTATCAGGGGGTTCCACGTGGAACACCGTTCTTTAACATTTAATAAACTAATCAATAAGTTAGATAGGAGCTTATTATGCAATACCAGTTAGAAGAAAAAGTAATCCCAGACGATGATTACAACCGCGATACTCAAATCAAACTCTGGACAGAGTGGTGGGTAAATAACCTTAACAAGTATGACCTGCACTTCATTGAAAGAGCATTTGATCAGGGACAAAAAACCCGAGATCGATTTAAGGCAGCGGGAATTGAAGATTTCGATCCTTACACCAATGAAAAAATGATGATTGCTAACAGAATCGAGATTCACTCAGACACCCAACATTTCCTGTTCGGAATTGTCGGAGCCTTAGATCACAGAGATGCTAAGAAAGCCGCTGAATACGCACTGACGCTACTGAAAGTCAGAGAGTGGACCTCTTAATTATCAACTGCCGCCCTTCGGGGCGGCTTCTTAGCGGTTCAATTGAACTGAAATAAAATCTTAAATAAGGAGCTATTATGTACATAGGTAAAAACGACGGGGTATGCCCCATCTCTCAAGCCGAGATCGACCGCGACAAACCCGAGATCCGCGAATACGAGGTAGATCCCGATGCCGCCTACGACGCCGAACAATCACGGCTCATCGCCCATGACCAAGAGGCCATCTCCAAGATCCTGGTGGACAACATCCATGCAACCAAGGATTTGGTAGACGAACTGGTCGAGTATGTACGCAAGGCACGCAGGGGTTTGGTGTGACATCTCGACAATTGATGCGAACAGAGATTGTTGATGTGATTCAAAAAATTCAAAAGCACATGGTTAATATGGGTGCTAAATTATCTTCAGAAAAGTATGAAAGATGGACAGAGGTAGCTCACTTTTATCAGCGTATTTTAAATCATTGGCCTGAAGAAAAGCTTAGTCGTGGGAATATGCCTTCAATCGCTGCTCACATAGAACGCGATTTATACCGAATAGCCCAAGAAAAGGGCTGGGACTAGTTACGTTATTCCCTATATAGGAACCATTTCTGAGAAATATTTTTATTTTTTTTTAAAAATATAGGCGTAACTGGTGTAACCATGTAACCATCGGGCTGTGGGCCACGGCTCATGGGGCTTGTAGCGGTTACGGCAAGGTTACGTTGGTATACACTAGTCAATACGATGTGGTTAATCGCCAAAATCCGTTAAGGGGGGTCGAGAGTTTTTTTTATTTTTTTTATTTTTCCCCCTATATACAAAAAGCGAATTTGCACATAGAATTCCGGCACATGACTGAAGTAAAGAAAAAGCGTGGTAGACCTAAAGGCTCGGGACTGATTGGAATAAATCGCCTTCTGACCCGAAAGCAGGAGCTGTTTGTTAAAGAACTGGTCAGCAAAGACGGCCAGATCACCAAACGACAAGCCGCCGTCAATGCAGGATACCCTGAAGGTTCGGCTCATTCCAAAGCTTATGACCTGACTAATCCGAAAACACACCCTCACGTTTGCCAAGCCATTCGCAAATATCGTCAAGAACTGGACGAAAAGTACGGTATTGACTTCAAGCGACATATCCGCGACCTGAAAGTGATTCGAGATAAGGCTCTTGAAGACGGGGCATACTCGGCAGCAACTCAGTGCGAGATTGCCAGAGGTCGAGCGCATGGCGATATCTATGTGACCAAGTCTGAGATTCGGCACGGATCGATAGATCAGATGGACCGAGAACAAGTGATGAAAGCTTTGGAGGAACTCAAAACTGAATTTGGAACTTCCATGGGAAACGTCATCGACGTCACGCCCGAAAAAGAAGAAAAAGATCAAGGAAAGCACGCTCTGGCAACACATTAAGAAAGCCATTGCTCTGCATAAACCTACCTGGACACACACTCGAATCGAAACTTGGGCTATGCCTGGTGTACCAGATGTCATGGTTTGTGATGATAAAGGCTTGTTTCATTTGATCGAACTAAAAGTAGTGACTGGCTACGTCGTTAAACTCAGCCCTCATCAGGTTAGCTTTGCTCAAAACCATGCCCACGCCAGTGTTTGGCTGTTAGTTTGGAAGGCTGACGAATACTATTTGTATCCCGCCGAGGATGTAATTGAGGTAGCCGACAAAGGCTTACGTCATATCCCTCTGTTAAAAACCCAAGACCTAGATAAACTTCTAAGCTTGCTCTCTACACATTAATTTGCTAGAGTTATATGTGTACTTAATTAAAGGAGCTGTTATGAATATTGATTTAAATGAAGACGAAATAAACCTTCTGGTTGGGTTGGTTCGAAACGCTTATTCGGATGTCAATGAAGCATTGGATAATTACGACGAATGTGGAAATTCTTTGCGTTTGGGCGATCACCCTTCACAAATTCTGTCGAACGAGTTGTCTGTTTTGAGAGACATGGAAAGGAAGTTAAAACCGATAACCTTTGGAAAGCCAGCTAAAGTGGAGGCGGTTTGATGACTAAATTTAATCATGCTTTTGATATTGCATTTTCGTTAACGTCTAAAAAAGAAGATGGTTCGGACGTAGATGAAAAAGCGTTGTATCGAGCGTTATTGCTCAGAATACAAGCTTGTATGGAAAACGGAGACTTAGTCGAATGTTGCGGTGCGCCTTTTGACACCTATGAGGAGGACGCTTGATGCTGTTTTTGATGAGCCGTTTGGAAAAGAAGATGAACCAGGAGAAGAAGAAACGTGCGCAGGAGCGGATGGTGCAGCAGTTGCGGGATATGAAACGCAGGAAAGAGATCGAAAAAAAAGGGGCTTAAGGCCCCTTTTAGTTAGTAGCCTTGTTTTTGCGCCCATTTGAGGGCCATGTTAAGAATGGAATCAGGCACATCGATAGTTGCACCGGCATGGCCATCAAGTTGACCGGTATATTCAACGCAACTCAAACTAGCTGTATACGTTTGGTAATCTACTTCTTTGTAAAGATACGCATTGTTGGTGTCGTCGTCGAATTCCATGTAATCTACAAAAAACCCATCGGTTATCTCATGCATATCATCGGTATATTCTTTCATAGTTTTATCCCGTATTTTTTAAGAAATTGGCTAACCATGTCGGGCGTCAAGGTTTGGACTTGTTTGCCCTTATCGAGAACTAAAATCTCAGCATAGTTAGTTGTGCCGTTAATTTTGACCATAAAGTTTTTCCCTTCATAAAACTCGTCGTGAGCAATATCACGGTTAAGTTCGGTCGCTAGATCAATTGCTTTTTTGAAGTGTAATGCCATCCCAATTCCCCGAAAAAGAGCAGTGCAAAGCTTTCTGTAAATCCTTATCAGTGTGGCCTTGCGCTCGATTGAACATATCCGCAAATTCCTTATTGTGGCGCGTAACTTCGTCTAGTGCATGGTATCCCGTCTCACCTTGTCGAATCATAACAAATTCGACTT